ACATGCCTCCATCCATGTGGCAATCCGCACTAATAGCATTCTTTTACCGGATTTATCGGCGATCCAGCCCCAAACCAAAGGGGCAAAGAAGCGCGTCACAATAGCTATAGAAGATAAAATACCTATCTCTTGATAATTAAATCCCTGATCTTGGAGATATAAATTCCAATACGGCATAAATGTGCCAACAATGGAATAATAAAAGAAGTAGAATCCTGACAGTCTAGCTGTGATTGTTAATGGTTGCATTCGGTTGCTTTATCTTGCATTTTCAAACAGTTAATCATAATTAAAGTTGCATCCGCTTGTACCACAATGCTGTATTTTGCAATTCAACAGTCTACAAATCAGTCTACAAATTTATTTTTCAAATAATTTAAAAAAATTTGTAGACTGCATGTTTTTTTAAGCAAAACATATCCAACTTTTAAACCTGAGTAATTCTATCATTTTGAATAGCTTATAAATGAAATATTATCGATTCTTAGGTGAAAGTCGTTTTTTATTAAGAATGAGTGAAGAACTTATGAAAGATTGGATCTACTTTTATATCGAAAACACAATTAAGTATGGTGAACTATTCTATAAAGAAATTGGCTGGTCATTAGGTTTGAAGAATAATTATATAGTTATGAGCTTAATACAAAGCTAAATGAAAACAAATGTTCAATGGTAGGTAGATCGTGGATTGCTAGTCTCAATAGAATAGCCGCATTAAGTTTTAAAATGACGTAAATAAATGTCCCAATTTAACTATACCGAAACACATCAAGGAAAATCATATATGTTCTCAACTACACTTATGGATTTATCAAAACTAAGAAAGCATCTTTGTGTACCCTTATTTTTATGTGCAATTTTGACTGAATTGGCAATGTCAAAGAGTCCATGGTTTTTAATTTTAAGTACTCTCGGAAGCTCTTCCTTATTTATTAAAATTATGGTCTATATAGTGGTATGCATTGGACTTGGATTAATAACTTACTTCTTTGTAGCTTTGATTGAACAATTACTATTTCAACTAGATATTTATCTTCCAAATACTTTGTTTTTTTGTAGTTATGCTTTTATTGGTTTAGGATTACTTGTAATTGGAAATTTTGTAACAGGTCTGCCAAGTGGTGTTTTTAATATTTTTTGGCATTTGGGTTTTCTTGCCTTTGGTATTGATCTTCTTTCATCAGATATTTACTTCAATAATAAAAAACCAGTAGAAAGCTAAAATCCAATGAATCTATAAAAGCCACTTTTGCTAAGTGGCTTTTTATATAGACAATTCTGGTGGAGATGGCGGGAGTTGAACAAATATTTTAATTTATTGATTTTAAAGTTACTTTTTCAACATATAACATGCTGGTATAACGCATGTATAACATTTAAATTTAATTAAGTATGATTAACAACAGTTTCTTTTTTTTATTCAAATCCAACTATAGGAGTTGAACTCAACACATATTTTAGCCATATTTATCAAAATTAAAATTTTGGGCATCCACCCATTCTTTTATGTTAAACCACTTTTTTGCAATATTTTCTACCTTATCTTCATGCATTACATCATACATAAATTTACTCTTAGAAATATATCTAATGCACTTTAAACCAGTTTCATCATAAATATCTAGCTTGACTAAGTGCGCTCCTCCAAAATCTATATAGACTGGACACTTAGCATCAAGCCAAGTACTTCTAGGTTTAACCCAATCAAACTGATGATATCCATTATAATTTTTATTTAACTCATCCTCAATTTCATGCATAAAATGCATCCATCCCCCAACTCTTCTTCCATTAAGGTTAGCTTTTGTTATCTCTGGCTTGTCAGCTTGAACTTCTTTTAACTTCAAAAAAATACCTGTGTTTGACCCATGAAAATGCCTCTTGGCCTCGAACCATATTAATTCTTTAGCCAACTCAGATTCTGGATTCGGTAAAGCATGGTATATATCAAAATTTTTTTGAAATTCGCGACCATCAATTACCCAAACTAAATTCTTATAAAACTCTTCTCTTGATATTCTTTCTTTATCAGACATTGGGGAATGCTGTAATTCAACTATAATGCCTGTAGATGTTTTTACATCGGCTCTATGTATTTCGCCATCTGGAGCAACATGACTAACTTCCCGACATTCTGATGGAAAATTATTCTTCCAATCCCTATGCCATTGAGTTTCATTTTCCCACCAGGGGTCACAATCTTTTAACCTGAAATGTGCCCAATGATTTATGATTTTAGGACCACACTTAGCAATTGTCACAGCCCCACAAATAGGACAAATTCCTCTTCCACCTTCAAACGCTTCTACTCTTTCATTATTTACTAAAGCTAATTGCATTTATTCACCTTAATTTTTAATCATTTTAAGATATGCTTAAAACACTATATCAATTCTTATAAGTAAAACTTATCCACAATGGAAAAATAATTAAAAGTTAAAAGGAGTTCAAACTATGTGTGCAAACTATGAACCAATATCAAAAGACCGGGTACACCTATTAGATCTACTCGAACCAACCTTCGACTATAAAGCTGATGTCTATCCGGGTTACGACTGCCCTCTTATTTTTTCTAAAGATGGCCACATTGAATGGCGGCAAGTTAAATTTGGCATGATCCCTCCTTGGAACCATGATTTAAAATTTTCGAAATATACTTACAACGCTAGAACTGAGACAGTCGATAAAAAACCAAGCTTTAGACATGCATGGGCTAAAAGCCAGTTTGCGTTAATACCCGTAGAAAAAATTTATGAGCCTAGGTATGTGAATGGTAAAGCGGAAAGATGGGGAATTTATAGGGAAGATGGCTTACCTTTTACAGTAGCTGCTATTTATGATTCGACTGTGATTGATGGGCAGCAACTTCGATCTATGTCGATGCTGACTATTAATGCAGATAATCACCCTTTCATGAGCCAGTTCCATAAACCAGAAGATGAAAAAAGGTCGATTATTGTAATCCCTGAAGAATACAGGGAAGATTGGTTGAACTGTAAAAAAGAAGATGCTGATCAGTTTTTCTTTGAGATGCCACTAGGTGAATTTACCGCTGCCTTTTTTCCTAAACAAAAAATATTTTAAAGTACTCTATAAAATTTGAAATAATAACTATTTTTAGACAGTTATTATTTCAAACAGCTTTTAGTTATCACTATCAAAAAGTTGCTGAATACTTATACTAATTAAAGTAAAAATAAATGTTACTCCGAGCATTCCGTACCAACGGCCGTACCATCTTTTTTCTTGATCAAAGCGAAATTCTCTTTCCGTTAATCCAGCCCAATCAAGCCAACCATAAGCTTCTGTTTTGTAAGAATAAAAATCCAAAAGTGGATAAAAACAGAAGCTCAATAAAATACCGAAAACAAGATAAAACCAAAATTTTGGATATTCTAAATCATTATAAAATTTATATAAAAAATAACAGCCTAGTGACCACATCACTAATAAAAATAAAGTATAAATTGCAGTCTTTAAATCAAAACCAAATTTTATACTAAAATAAAATATAATTGCTGCTGTTATAATTAATAAATATGAAAAAATTCTCATTTAAAATAAATCCATCGTATGAATTAAAATAGACAAATCAATACTAGCCAACTTTCTTATAATATTAAAACCACCTATTTGTAACTAGATATTTCAAACAAATAAACCATTTTTTAAAACATTATCGGTCTCTACAGTAAAGACTAATCTGTCTATCATTATAATAATTATTATCTACCATAAAATATAAAAGATTATAAATGTTATTATAAAACCCCATTTAATATAAAAATAAAATCACACAAAAACAATACCTTAAAAATAAATATATAATTATTTATTAATTATTTTATTATTTTTTAGTGTTACAATAATTAAACTTTTAAAAAATTTTAAAGATAAAACTTATTAATAAAAATTGCATTATATACCGCATATTAACCATAGTTTATTTAAAATAATTTTTTTAGTGATACGAAAGCGAAATATTTTTTAATTCCATGTGTTCACTTTCTGACCAATGGTATGATTAAGCACGTCAATTTTTGACTTCTATTTGTTTATCCACAGCTTTTTAAATTTGAATTTAAGCTCATCTCTAGAATATCATCTTGAATATGTTACAAAATCAAGCTAGGGGAAACTTATGAGCGAAATTGCACCATCCATTATCCAGATAAAACCGTACATCACACAAAGTATTGTTTTATCTGAGGCTTTATCATTTAAGCAAGTTGTACCGTCAACTCACATGCTTATCCCCTACGCACTTGAAAAGATTTCCGCTGGTTTCCCCAGCCCCGCACAAGATTACATAGACAAAGTGCTCGATATGAATGAGCACTTAATCAAGAACGAAACTTCAACATTTATTGTAAAAGTTGCTTCGCTTTCGATGCTTAACGCTGGCATTGATATTGATGACGAATTGATTGTGGATCGTAGTCTTGATGCAAAGCACGGCGATATCGTTGTGGCTCTAGTCGATAATGAATTTACTGTAAAGCGACTAATGATTGATGAAAGCGGCCAATGGCTTAAAGCTGAGAATCCTGAATATAAAAATATCTATCTACAAGAGGGCCAAGAACTAATTATCTGGGGTGTTGTCACTCATATCATTAAAATGACACGGCATTAAGTCATGAAACATCAGAACAAAGTCTTTTTCTTGATAGACGTCAACAACATGTACGTTTCATGTGAGCGAGTCTTTGACCCATCTTTGAATAATAAACCAGTTATTGTTTTGTCAAATAACGATGGGTGCGCCGTGGCGCGTAGCAATGAGTCTAAAGCTTTAGGCATAAAAATGGGGGTTCCCCTATTCCAGATCAAAGATATTGTTCAGCAACATAATGTGCTCGTACTTTCAAGCAACTATGCAATGTATGCAGAAATGTCACGGCGCTTTCATACAATCCTTGCTTCGTATGTTACAGATGAAGAAGTTGAACCGTACTCGATTGATGAGTGCTTTGTTGATTTCACCGCCTATGAAAAGAACTTTGATTTAGAAAATGTCGGGCAACAAATGCGCCAACAAATTTGGAAATGGCTTGGTTTACCCGTTTGTGTCGGTATTGGTAGAAGTAAAACAGAAGCAAAGATCGCAAATCACATTGCAAAGAAAAATCCCGGCTTTAACAGCGTTTGTGATTTAGTGAATATGGATCCGTGCAATAAAGAATACTACTTTGCTCAATTAGATGTGAGTGAAGTCTGGGGCGTTGGTCGTAAGCATTCAAAAAAGCTTCAATCAATGGGAATTAATACAGTGCTTGATTTAGCTTGTGCGGAACCTCGGGAGATGCAAAAACGCTTTTCTATAGTTATGGCTCGTACTATCTATGAATTGCAAGGCATATCATGCATTGAGATCGAGCATACTCCCCCATCTAAAAAGCAAATAGTTGCAAGCCGATCTTTCGGTGGTCGTGTAACTGAACTTAATGACCTGAAAGAAGCTATCTCAATGTATGCTCAAGATGCCTGTAAGCGGTTGAGAGATGAAGAGCTTTTATGTGGATGTATGATTGCTTTTATACAGTCAAATCCATTTGACCCAAATGTGCCGTTTTATAACAAGTCGATTACTGGCTCTTTTTCTGAACCGACTGATTGCGCGCTAGATTTTGTTAGAGCAGCGACAAGGATGTTAAATGATATCTATAAAGAAGGAATTAAATATAAGAAGTGCGGTGTCATATTAACAGGCTTAGAACCTAAAGCTGGCCATACCTATGATCTCCTCACCGACTTTGAGCACATAGAGAAAAAGGAATGTTTGATGAAAGCTATGGATGGTATCCATAGTAAGTTTGGCAAGAAAAAATTAGGTGTCGGACCATGTTTTGTTCCTGGTCGAAACTGGTCTATGTCGCGAGATAAATTGAGTAGAAATCCATTTCGATGGGAAGAACTGCTAGTAATCAAAAACTAATATCTCACTTAGACTTTTCCTCTCTTTTTAAGTTCTAATAAAATAGCTTTATTCCAATCTTCTTTCAGATTTTCATTAGCTTCTTTGAATCTTTGAATTGACATTAACAAACTAAATTTACTCTTATCAGCTATAACTTTTGATATTCTACTTAATACTACAAAATCATAAGGATATTTTAATCCATACATATTTAAAACCACTTTTAATTCTGGCAAAAAAATATCTATCAATTCTTCTTTCTCGACATTTCCCTCTAACTTGAATTTTTCAGAATAACAAAATCTATTAATTGATTCTGGAATATTATTGAAATTAATATATTTTTTTCTTTCTAAGATTAAACCTTTATAAGTTAAATACTCAAAATCAATAGCTGATGGATTTAAGGCAAGAAAATAGTTTAATGTCCATTTAATTTCAAATAAGATATTTTTTTGAATAAAAAATTTATTATCATCATCTATTACACCATTAAATTTATTACCAGTATGAAATAAGAACATATCAATTAATAATATAAAATTAACATGATTCTTATTTAAGAATTTTAATACTTCAATAGCTTCTTCTATTAAATAGTTAGAATCTTCTGGAGAAGCAATTTTATTGATAAGTAACTCTACCAGCACATCTTGTGGGGCTTGATCCTTTTTCCGTATTATTTGCTCTAAACTATCTTGAAATAAATATTGAAAATTCGAATCGACAATATCTTGAGTTAGCTTTTCACCTGCACTCTCTTCATCTAATGTAATTTTTAGTTTTTCAAATTTTTCTAGTAGCTTAGAACTAATTTTTTCCTTGAACTCATTAATAGAATTTTCAATTTTTATAAATTCATTTCGAATTAACACCGGTGCATGCTTGTGAAGTAATCCTTCAAACTGCCGACTTACTTGATAGTCAATAGCTTGAAGGATTTCATTCATTTTAGGGCCATAATTAATATGGATATCATTTCCAGCTTGGTTAATAGTGCTTCCATCTATAGCTTCAGCTGCTTGATTTATTCTATCACCCATTTTAAAGCTCCAAAGTCTCACTTACTCTTATAATCTCTTCCGACCTGCACTATTGAACTTTTATTGTCAGCTTTTGCGTTTTGTTTAATTGTCGCATTTCCAGTGGGATAAAAGTACATAATAGAAGTTATAAAAGCATAAATAGCTGACAGAATCAGGCTCAGATTATTAGCATCAAGCCCCAAAAGGGTTACCTTAAAATACAAAATTACACTAACAGAAATGATCCAAAGAATTGAAAAAATTAATGCAAATATTTTCATATTTTGTTTTCTCTAAGTATTGGCTTTAAATATATCAAAACTTTGGATACTTTCTAAAGGGCTTTCACACAAATACCTACGCTCACATTATTATTGATCGTATGAGCTGTGCATCCTGAAAATAGAATACACAGCAATGTAATTACGAAAGCTATTCTTGATCGCTTACAATGAAAGACTTTCATATAACAACCCGATTAGCAATCCAGCCATAGAAAAATTGTTCTTGGCTTTTATTGCGTTCACAGATTTCAATGTAGCGTTGCCCTTGCATAATATTGAGCACTCGCACCAGTACTTTCTCGCCTTCTTTCCCGCGTTTGGCCAGATAGGTTTTAAGCGCACCTAAAGTGTTAGAACCATACACACCATCCACGTCCAAATCTGCATACCCAGCTTTCCCCTGATTGTTGAGCAAGTTTAAAGCACGTTGTAAAAGTGGTTTTGCAAAGTTGATACCACAGTTCACACCAGTATCTAAAAGTTCTTCAGCAACTGCAGAAGAAACAGCATTTACTTGGTCAAATCGCGGAGCTATCCAGTACTGTTTTCGATAAATTGCTTTGGCCATATCAATCGGCAAATCTTTCATATTGTCTTTATAGCCGTTTGCACGTGCTACTGCTTCAGTAATTCCGTATTTAGTTGCCCCTCCTCGGTCGGCAGGATTATTTACGTAACCACCTTCACGTTTAATCAATTCATCAAGATATTTTTCAATGTTCATTTCGGTTTCCTTCAGATATAAAAAAACCGCCCGAAGGCGGTATAAGGATTTAGTAAATTACAATTGGTTGGTTTCTTCGGTTTTCTTTTTCTTTTCTAGCTCTGAACTACCGAAGTAATAGCCACACGCCATAGACATAGCCCCCGCAATAAAACCCAATGCTGTATTTAAAAGAGTGCTATTTTCCCGTGGCATTTCCACAAAAAATAAAGCAATCACCAATACAAACATTAATCCCACAAGAGCAAATGAAAGATATGCTCTAGTCTGTTCGCTTGTCATCTGTTTCCCCTTCTAAGCGTTTCTTAGTTAGCTCATATTGCTTGGTTTGAAGCTCATGAATCTCGTTCTTACGCTTTTCATCACGGCGCTTAAAATAGAGATTAGTAAAATAGGTCGCTAAACCGATTACGATTGAAAAGACAACAGCCCAATCAATTTTGCCAACTACACCAATCAAGCTGCCCCCTACTACATAGCCATAAGTAAATTTTGTTGCAGTCGCGGCTGCCGTACTTGCAGCTGCTTCGACTACGCTATTTGTTTGACCGTTCATGCATGCCATCCTCCAGATCATAGGCAATAAAAAAGCACCCTAAATGGGTGCTCAAAGTTCTTTTAAAGTTTAAAGGGTTTGTAAGATTTTCCCTCCATTAATCAATTGAGTCGTTAGCGGTGCCACCCCAACAATTGCAGGTCCACCCGGCCCCGGCTGGCCTTCAGTTGTGCCATGGTATTGCCAGTTCCACGTTCCATCATTGGTGGACTTGGTGCCACGTTCGCCCCAGTTTCCACCATCACCTGATAATGGAGACCCATAACGGTCATTTTGGGTTCGGTAACCTTTACCGGGTACCGAAGCTTCAGCATCAGTGATTTTCATAACCAATAAATAACTCTCCAGATAGAGGCGATAATCTTGTGAGTCATTTGAAATCGGCTGTCCAGTCATGACCCGACCAAATGGTGCTCCAGCACCACCGGGAATTCCCTGAACCCCATAAGATGATCCAGTGTAAATACCACTTGGTGTTGCTCCACCACCTGAACC